AGAGCAACTGATTTGTAATCAGTAGGTGGCCTGTTCGAGTCGGGCTGGGGGCACCAAATTGGAGGCGGGATGGAAGTATTAAAGCAGATAGCTAAAGAGTTACGCCTCACCAGATTGCTTGCTGGTGCTGAAAATCCGCTAGATGTGCTGTTTGACTACAGCGTAAAGCTAATCAAGCAAGAGCGCTATCCCGAGGCGCTGGAATTACTACAGGAAGCGTTACTCTACGCAGACATTCCTGAGATCCACAGCAATATGGCGTTTGTATCCTCAAGGCTACATAACTATGATCAGGCTATAGATCATTACCGCCAATCCTTAAAGCTGCGCCCTAATCATCCTGGTACGTTACACGACCTATCCCTAGAGTTATTACGGGTAGGTCAGTATGCGGAAGGCTGGAAGTTATTTGAGAACAGAAACATCTTTGACACAGGATTCTCGGACCGGTATGTAAAAGGTCGACTGCCCAGATGGCAGGGTGAGGATCTGGTAGGTAAGAAGATATTTGTATCTAAGGAACAGGGATTCGGAGATGCTATTCAGTTCTGTAGATACATTTATACCTTATTGGATGAAGCCGCCCACGTTTATTGGTTGTGTGAACCTGCGTTGGTAAATTTATTCACTCAGTCGTTTGATCCACAAGATGTCACGTTCGTGGATAGCTTTGAGACTTTGCCTGAGTGTGACTATTGGGTATACCAGATGTCTTTGCCTATGTACTTTGGCAATTCTTCCTCATATCCTTACTTGAAAGCAACGCCCACAGATCAAATCATGCCCGTGGGCACGAAAATAGGTTTGGCATGGAAGGGTAATTCTAGACACGCCAACAATGCTAATCGGTCTATGCGTTTATCGCAGTTTGATAACTTCCCTAATGCGAACTATATAAGCTTACAGAAGCTCAATGACGATCCCGATGAAATATCCCGCAGTAAATTGAATATATGCGACATTGGAAGAAATCTGGGCGACTTTGACGAGACGGCTAGTGTGATAGATCAACTAGACCTAGTTATTGCAGTAGACACGGCTATAGCCCACCTAACAGGATCGCTGGGCAAACCATGCTGGGTTATCCTGCCATACCTTGGATCTGATTGGCGTTGGGGCCCGTATGGTACTAAAACCACAGAGCTTTATGAGAATATGAGGCTATACTGGATGCCCGCACCAAAGACGTTGCCTGTTGATTTAATTGAAGATTTGACTGAGTTTATTGCACAGCGCCAGAAAATGTTATAATAGGGAAACCTTTAACCGGAGCGGTATCATGCACGACCAATTCCTAGATGATCTTGAAACAGAGCTAGATATGTCAGTTGATTCCGCCGCTTCTTGGTTGGAGTCTTTCGTAGAGCGCGCTGACATTGACGAAAACGACTACGAAACCATTCAGACTATCATTTCCAATCTGTATGACTGTTCTGACTTTATTCGCCAAGAATTAGGAATCGGCGGAGAAGAAGAGCCTGAAGACGAAGACGATTACGACTCACATCTGCCACCTTTGTTTGATGACGAAGAAGACGAAGAAGACACCGCAACCTTCGTGGGCACATGGGAATCCATCCGCTTTCTGGAAGACGATGACGGTAACGTAGTCGGGCTGCAAGTGGATTTTGCATGAAACCCGGACTTTACAGAAACATTCACCTAAAACAGGAGCGCATAGCTCATGGATCAGGCGAAAAAATGCGTAAACCCGGAGAAGCTGGCGCACCTACTGCTAAAGCATTCAGAGAATCAGCTAAGACAGCAAAGCACAAAGATGGCGGAGGTGTATCTCTGGCTGTTGGCCGGGGAGAGAAGCTATCTACCGAAAAAGGCGCAGGACTGACCGCCAAGGGTCGCGCTAAGTACAACGCAGCTACTGGTAGCCATCTTAAAGCCCCCCAGCCTGAAGGTGGTAAGCGTAAGGATAGTTTCTGTGCCCGCATGGCAGGTGTAGTACATCACAGCAAAGGCGACGCGCCAAGAGCTAAGGCCGCACTCAAGAGGTGGAAATGTACCAATTGGTGATTCTGAAATGGCTGGGTATTATTGGCCTAATAGTCGCAGTAGGCATCTGGCAGCGGCATGACGGCGCATTATCAGAGCGTGTAGTTTGGGAGACCAGACTGGCGGAAGAAAACGCTAACGCTGCTAAAGCCATAAAAGAAGCGGAAGAAGCAGCCCGCCGCAAAGAAACCGAAAGCGCAACCAGAATCAATCAAATATCTACTGATTACCAGAAGAGGTTATCTGATGCACACGCCAAATACAAAACTGTTGACGCTGGGATTGCTAACGGTACTATCAGGCTGCTCGATCATGACGCCACCGCCGTGTGCGCCGATTACAGTGGAGGCACCCAAGCTGCCACCCCCACCAGCGGACGTAATGGTTCCGAGGGCTGCCAACTTTCAAGCCACCTTACTGGATTTCTTTGGACTCTCGCCGGACAAGCAGACGACATTGCCACCCAGCTCACAGCCTGCCAAGCCATAGTAGAGGCAGATAGAAAATGACCAATATCGTGCCCGTGCAGTTTAGTGATAAACAGATTGCCATGGACGCGTTAAAAGAATCTAATGTTGAAGGCGGGGTATTACTTCTGACAGATCGGGAAGGAATGTTCCAGATAGTCCACTTCGGAGTAATACAGCCTTACCTCTTCGTTGGGCTGATGCAGAAAGCCATGTTAGATATCTTAGATAGCGAAAACGAAGAAGTAGAACAATAGTGTGCCCACGGGCATTCACTCGCTTTAACTAAGTTGATGTGATATAATCTTTTGCATGAAACTTACATCAAAACAAGAGAATTTCTGCCACGCATTCATAGAGTTAGGCAATGCGAGCGATGCTTATCGCGCCTGCTATGACATAGGCGATATGAAGCCCGCGACAATAAATCGGGCGGCAAAACAACTAATCGACAACCCCAAGATTGCTACAAGAATACAAGAGTTAAGAGCGCCTATAGTAGAACGGGTCAGAATCACGCTAGAGAGCCACTTAGACGAGATGCAGAGGCTCAAGGATATAGCACTACAGAAGGACAACATCAACGCAGCCCTAGCGGCTGAGATGGGCCGTGCAAAGGCAGCGGGTCTGTATGTCACAAAGACAGAGAACAAGACAGAGATCAGCGGACCAGATGGCGCGCCAGTCAAGATGGTCATAGAGCAAGCCATCAATAACCTAGCAATGCGTATTCGCTCGAAAGAGCTATGACAGATGTACTAGAGCTAATATCAGAGAGCGCAGATAGTCTGTCTGAGCTAGATAAGATCGCATACGGCGCTCACCTCAATTGGTTATCGAGAGCCAAGTATTACCAGATAGCACCACCGCTAGAGCAGGATTGGACGCATTGGTTGGTTATAGCGGGGCGCGGAGCCGGTAAGACGCGCCTAGCAGCAGAAACGCTATGGTGGTGGGCATGGAGTAATCCAGGCTGTAGATGTCTGATCCTTGCACCAACGGCGAATGACTGTCGCCTAACCTGCTTAGAGGGTGAATCAGGTCTGCTTAGTGTGATACCGCAAGAGTTAGTCTCGGATTACAACAAGACTGACATGACTGTGTTCCTAAAGAACGGCTCACAGATACGCGCTATCTCTGCGGATACTTACGAGCGGTTACGGGGACCACAGTTTAGCTATGCGTGGTGCGATGAGTTGGCTGCGTTTCAGTATTTGGAAGAAGCGTGGGATATGATGATGTTCGGCCTGCGCTTAGGTAAGTCGCCGCGAGTGATTGTAACAACCACGCCTAAGCCACGGGATAAGCTAATAGAACTGATGGAGTCAGAAGACTCTATAGTGGACACAGCGAGTACCTATGAGAACATTGATAACTTGGCGCCTACGTTCCAGAAGCAGATTCTCCAGTATGAGGGAACGCGGTTGGGTAGGCAGGAGTTGCACGCCGAGCTTATTGATCCCGAAGAGTCTGGCGTTGTCACTAGGGATATGTTCCGTCTCTGGCCTAATGGTAAGCCACTGCCTGATTTTGAATACATTATCCAATCCTATGATTGTGCCTATTCAGAGAAGACCCACAACGATCCTACTGCTGCGACTACTTGGGGCGTGTTTAAGCCTCTTGATGGTCCTATGGCTGTGCTGCTCATAGACTGCTGGCAAGAACACCTATCGTTTCCTGATCTCAAGCCCAAGGTCATCGAGGAGTATCAGAACAGCTATGGAGATGGTAAGAAGCAGAAGCGTCCTGACTTGATACTGGTAGAGGACAAGGCTGCGGGTATATCTCTAATCCAAGAGTTACAACGCGCCCACTTGCCGGTGCGGGGATGGAACCCTGGGCGGGCTGATAAGATGCAACGCCTCCAGATAGCCGCCACAGTGGTGTCAGCCGGACGTGTATGGTTACCCGAAAGTAGTGTAAAATCAGGATATGTGAGAGACTGGGTTGAGCCTATGCTCTCGCAGCTATGTTCGTTTCCTGAGAGCAACCACGATGACTTTGTGGACTCGACTAGCATGGCATTGCGGTTTCTGAAGGACACGGGCTGGCTGGAGATTAACCCGCCGCCGAGAGAAGATGACGAGTGGTATGCAGATGACGCGGCGCCCAAACGAACAAACCCTTACGCGGTATAGTTATGAACATCTCAGACGAACTTGAAAGAATACTAGGCGACATGGACGAAGACGAGCGGAAGAAAGCCGACGAGTCTAATGTTGCTAAACAGATGGCGCTACTAGCCGAGGGTGGTACGCCCAAGAATCCGCCCACGGGCGACCTTATTCACGAACTACGGGCGCAGATGTACGCGGCTGATCCTGCCAACACTCAAACCCCACAAGAGCCTGACCTTGCTACTCAGTTCATTCATTGGCTGAGTAATGTTTACTTCCCCGGACTGACCGCACAGCAGGCTAACGTACCCACAGCGGCTCAGGGAAGCTACGCAGACGTTCCTAGCCATGCCAGCGGTGGTAGTGTGGGTTATCACCAACCAGACGCGCTAGAGCAGAATATGTTGGCTTTGGGCGGTGCTAAGGCTATGCCCATCATTATGGCGCTGCATAAAGCTGCGGGTGGTAATGTTGAGGGCGCCCAATCCCCAAAGTCTGAAAGCCCATCGGCAGATGATTCTGGTGGGCTGTTTGACCCTGAGATGTTTGGCGTGCCAACGGGCGCGGTTGCGGCGAATGATGCGCTAGAGCGTGAGTTTCAAGCGGCTAGAGCCAATCCTATGCAGTATGGAACGGATGTTGTTAATCGAGGCATGATCGCTGGACTGGCAGGCGCACCTGTTGATATGACTAACGAGGTGCTGAAGCAGTTTGGATTGGGATCAGAGAAGCCATTCGGCGGTAGTGAGTCTATTGGATCGGGCATGGAAAGCATGGGCATGGTAAGCCCTGAGCGCCACATGGTTGGAGAGCTAGGCGCGGGATTGGTAGACCCGTTTAGTACGGCTGCAACAGGAGCTAAGTTAGCGCATGGTATGACGGCCGCGATGCCATTGATGACGGCTTACCACGGAAGCCCTCACGTATTTAGTGCGTTTGATGCCAGCAAGATTGGAACTGGTGAAGGCGCGCAGGCTTATGGTCATGGGATTTATATTGCTGAAGATCCTAATGTTGCCGATAGTTATAAAAAAACTTTAGCTTATAAAGCGTTTGATTTAGCACCAGAAGCTGAAAAATTAGGGATTAAATTGTCTGCTGGTGCTAGAGGCGAATTTATGCGTCAAGTGCAAAATGATGCAGAGCCGAAAGTGTTAGCAAGACGTTTACAAAACGCCAATATAAGCACTAGAGAAATACCGCAAGAAAAATTAGCTGAATTATTTGATGCTTATAAACAAAAAGGTGGCGGCAACTTTTATACAGTTGATTTGCCTGATGAGATGATAGATAAGATGCTTGATTGGGATAAGCCGTTAAGTCAACAGCCCCCAGAAGTGCAAAAGGCGTTGGCAAGCACAAAGAATAAGCAACTTCGCGCCGTTATTGATTACGCCAATTCGCCATATTCAATGCCGGAGCTTGAAGGTGAAGTTAAGACGATGGGAGAGGCAATTAAGTTACTGGGCGTGAATGTAAGCCCAGCAAAAGGTTCTGCAATGCTTGCCAAAGAAGGCATCCCCGGCATCCGTTATTTAGATGCAAGTTCTCGTGGCAAAAGTCAGGGTACGCATAACTTTGTAGTATTCCCCGGTAATGAAGATAAACTCAAAATTCTGAGCCGTAACAACGAGCCAGTAAATCCTTAAGAGCAAACTATGGCTGATGACATCCAAGAAAACGAAGACGGCAGCGCAGACGTAACTCTGCCTGATGATGACCTTGAGGTAGAAGAGCAGCCTGATGGTTCTGCTATTGTCCACATGGAAGAGTTCCGTGGTCCTGAAGAGGACGCAGACTTCTATGAGAACCTAGCTGAGTCTATAGATTCGTGGGAGCTAAACAAGATGGCTCTCAAGTATATGGACTTCATTGAGAAGGATAAGCAAGCCCGTGAAGATCGTGATAAGAAATATGAAGAGGGATTGCGTCGTACTGGTCTTGGTAACGATGCTCCAGGTGGAGCGCAATTTGAGGGGGCTTCTAAGGTTGTCCACCCCGTCATGGCGGAGGCCTGTGTGGATTTCGCTTCCCGTGCGATCAAGGAACTGTTTCCTCCTGACGGACCTGTCCGTACAAAGATTCTAGGCGATGTCACTGAAGAAAAGCAAGAGATTGCCGAAAGAAAGCGTGATTATGTTAATTGGCAGCTCACAGAGCAGATAGAAGAGTTCCGCGATGAGCAGGAGCAATTACTGACTCAGCTGCCATTGGGTGGCTCACAGTTCCTCAAAGTATGGTATGACGAGCACAAGCGCCGTCCATGCGTTGAGTTTGTGCCCATTGATAACATCATATTGCCGTTTGCTGCTGCCAACTTCTACACTGCCCAGCGGGTAACAGAAGTGCAGGACATCACAGAGTATGAGATGGAAGCGCGGATCAAGCGCGGGCTGTATAGGGATGTGAATATCATCCGCGCCACGATGGAACCCGAGATGTCGCACTCTGAGAAGGCGAACAACAAGATCGAGGGTAATAAGTACCAAGACAACAAGGATGGATTACGCCGTGTGTATCACGTCTATACATGGCTAGAGCTAGAGGACGATCCCCGCACTAATGGCGAGATGGCTCCGTATATCCTGATGATTGACGAGATGGAAGCGGAAGTCTTAGGTTTGTACCGCAACTGGGAAGACGGCGACGAGACAATGACCAAACTAGATTGGATGGTCGAGTTTAAGTTTATCCCTTGGAGGGGCGCGTATGCTATTGGACTTCCTCATCTCATTGGCGGGCTTTCTGCCGCACTTACTGGCGCTCTTCGCGCCCTTCTGGACACTGCCCATATAAACAACTCAGCCACGATGCTGAAGCTCAAGGGCGCTAAGATCAGCGGTCAGAGCCAGAGCATTGATGTCACACAGGTTGTGGAGATCGAAGGCGCTGCGGGTGTAGACGACATCCGTAAAGTGGCTATGCCGCTTCCATTCAATCCCCCATCGCCTGTACTGTTCCAGCTATTAGGATGGCTCACAGATTCAGCTAAGGGTGTTGTTACCACAGCAGAAGAGAAGATTGCTGATGCGTCATCAACAATGCCCGTGGGCACAACTCAGGCTCTGATCGAACAGGGCGCGGCGGTATTCTCAGCCATTCACGCACGCTTACACGCATCACAGAAGAAGGTTCTGTCTATCATTGGTCGTATCAACAGATGGTATCTGGACGACCAAGAGCGTGGAGATGTTGTAGCGGATCTGGAGATTGAGCGCTCAGACTTCATGCGGAACAGCGACATCGTTCCCGTATCTGATCCCCACATCTTCTCAGAGACGCAGCGTATTGCCCAGATGCAATCTGTCATGCAGATGGCTGGGCAGTATCCACAGTTGTTTGATATGAAGGCGGTTGTCAGCCGGATGCTGAAGCAATTGAAGGTTCCTGACGTCAATGAGCTCATGCCTGACTCTGTTAAGCCTATGGAGATGGACGCAGCCGAAGAGAACGCCGCTATGGCGCTTGGGCATCACGCCTTTGCGTACCCTGGTCAGGATCATCTGGCGCACATCCAGACGCACATGGACTTTGGATTGGATCCTGTGTTGGGTGGCAATATCTTGATGGGCCCGCAGTTTATCCCTGCCGCGCTAGAGCATATTAAGCAGCACATGACGCTGTGGTATCGGGATAGGATGGCAGCGCACTCTGGCAATAAGACGTATAGCTACGAGGAAGGCGACAACAAGAAGGACGTCAAGAAGATTGATCACGTTATTGCGATGTCCGCTGAGGCTGTTAAGACTGAAACGCAGGTAATGATGCCCGTGATACAGGCTTGCCAGCAGATGATTCAGATGTTGCAGCAGTTTGCGCCCAAGCCGCAGATGCCGCCCGATCCTGCTTCTCAGGCTATGTTGCAGGCTTCTATGGCTGAGACACAGCGCAGAACCCAGCGCGATCAGTTGGATATGCAGATGAAGCAAGCAGAACTGCAGGCTGAGTTCCAAAGACAGCAAGCAAGAGATCAGATAGAGGTGAGTGAAGCTCAGAAGGATAGAGCTATTGAGGTGGCGTTGAATGCGGAAGACAATTTGACGCAAGAGCGTATAAAAAGCGCTCAATTACTGACGGATCAGATTAAAACCCGTCATGAGCAGGAACAATCGGTCGCACAAGCGGAAGCTTTGGCACAGAAAAATCTAACCTAATAGTGCCCGTGGGCACAGGAGTTAATCATGGACAAAGACGTTAAAGAAATGCAGTCGGAAGATGTTCGTTACAAAGCGCGTATTGCAGCAGGCGCTTGGTTGGACGGGGAAGAGATGGGAGAGAAGGGAAGTGCAACTATGCCTGAAGCCAATTCGGATCACGGCAATTTTACAAGTGGTGTTGATAAGAAGAACGCATGAGATATGTAGAAGACTTCATAGGCGCTGTAAAAGCGCGGAAGGCTGAGGTTGCTGAGTCGTTATCGCATGGTAATGCGGCGGACTACGCGGCGTATCAAAGGCTTTGTGGAGTCATACAGGGATTGCAGGCTTCTTTAGACATTTTAGAGAACCTACTTAGGGAAGATGAAGATGAGTGATTTACCAGTGGCTGTAGACCCAGCCGAATTAGAAGCGGCCTTTCCGCTTGTGGAACCTGGTGCAAAACCTCTTGGAGCGCGTATTTTAGTTCAACTCCGTCAAGCAAAGGACCGGTATACCAAGTCCGGTATCTTGTTGGTGGAAGAGACTAAAGCAACCGAAAAGTGGCAGAACATCGTCGGTAAGGTGATTGAGATTGGACCTTTGGCATTCAGAAAGCGGGACACAATGGAACCGTGGCCAGAAGGTGCTTGGTGTAAGGAAGGCGATTACATTCGCATTCCGAAATGGGGCGGCGACCGCTGGGAAGTACCTATTCCCGGCAAGGACAAAGAGTTCGCTGAGTTCGTTGTTATCAATGACCACGAAGTGATTGCACAGATTACTGGCAACCCACTACTTGTTAAAGCGTTTGTCTAGGAGGTCGTATGGAAGAGCAAGTCATGTTGATCCAAGAGGATCAGGATGGCGGTGCTACGGTTGAGCTACCTAAGGATTTAATGCCAGAGGTAGAAGAGGCTGTACCCGTCGCAGAAGTAAAAGATGAAGAAGACGAAGATGAAGCCGCCCAGCGGGCAGAGATAGAGGCTAACGGTGAGGTAGATCCCGAAGCTGAGGCTATTCGTCAAGCCAAGCGTGAGAAGCGTAAGTCACGCAAGGAATATCACAAGAAAGTTCAAGCCGAGAAAGACACTCGATTGCAGCTATTGCAGCGGCAGAATCAGGAACTGTTGACCCGTTTAGCGGAAGTTGAGCGGAAGACACAGGGACACGATATTGCCCGCATAGATGCAGCGATGACTGACCAGCAGGCACGAATTACATTCGCCCAACAGAAGATGAAGGAAGCCATTGAAACAGGTAATGGTGAGCTTCACGCCAAGGCTACAGAGTTATATTACGAAGCACGGCGTACTGTTGAGTCATTAGAGAACCTAAAGAAGCAGGCTACAGTACCCACAGCACCGCCTCCTACCGCGCCTAATCAAGCGGTACAGAGATTGGCTGCTGATTGGTTATCTGATAACCCTTGGTACGATCCTAGCGGCCAAGACGAAGATTCAGAGATTGCCATGACCATTGATAAGAAAATGGTTAAAGAAGGATGGAATCCTGCATCTGCGGAATATTGGGAAGAATTAGATAATAGATTGCAAAAATATTTACCACACAGGTATAATGATTCTATTGACGAAATTCCGAAGTCAAAACCTAGAACTGTTGTAACTGGATCTGGTAGGGAAGCCGTATCAAATAGTGGTGGAAAGGCGAATACATTTACGTTATCGCCGGACCGAGTAAGAGCCATGAAAGATGCTGGTATGTGGGATGACCCCGAAAAGCGCGCCAAGATGATCAAACGGTACGCGCTTGAAGATCGCAACAGAAAATAGGAGATTGAAAAATGGATGAACGTCTAAAGAAGAATTTATCTGCTGGTGGCCGCGAATCTCGCGGGAGTCTTGATTCAGTTCGAGAGGCACCGGAAGACCAGTCTGCACTATCTGATGAGCGTCGTAAGATGTGGAAAGATGAGTGGACACAAAGCGCACTGCCCAGCGTCCCTGAGTTAAAGGGATGGCACTTGATCTGGTTATCGACAACTAACAGCTACGACAGTATTGATAAGCGTATTCGCTTAGGTTACACACCCGTTAAGACGGATGAGATACCTGGGTTTGAGAATTACAAAGTCAAGTCTGGAGAATATGTTGGTTATATCCAGTGTAATGAGATGTTGCTGTTTAAGATTCCAATGGATATGTATCAGGAATTGATGACGCACTTCCACCATGATTTGCCCCAAGAAGACGCGGAGAAAGTCCGAGTTCAGGTGGAGCAGCTTCAGGGAACACGGGATAGTTCAGGCCGCAGGCTTGGTCAGATAGAAGGTGATGGTTTGGGTAATTATGATCCGCCGAAACCCGCACCCCTATTTTACGGGTAACGGCACCCAAAGGAGACAATTATGTCTGCAACATCCGCACCCTTTGGCTTGCGCCCGGCCTTCCACCCAAGTGGCCTAGACCGTGCTCAAGCTCTTGCTGGAGGTATCGCCAGTGGCTATGCATCCAACATTTTGAAAGGTCAGCCTGTTGAGTATTCAGCAGGTACTGGCAATATCATCCCCGTGACAAGCACTGAGGCTTTCTCAGGCGCGTTCGCTGGCGTAGAGTGGACAGATACAACCGGCCGTCGCCGCGTATCTAACTACTGGCCTGCTAACACCGCTTACCAGACTGGCTCTTGCGTAGCTTATTTCTACAACGATCCTAACATCGTTTATGAAATCCAAGCTGATGGTTCTGTCGCTCAAACTGCTGTCGGCAACGAAGCCAACTTCAGCAACCTAACCGCTGGATCGACTGTAACCGGTCTGTCACAATGCACAATCTCTGCTACCCTCGTTGGTACAGGTGTGCAAGGTCAAGTTCGCATTGTTGACTTAGCTCCTTACGTCGACAACAACTGGGGTGATGCTTATACCATCGTTCGTGTCACAGTAGCCAAAACACAGTTCCAAGCTGTGTCACCGGCAATTTAAGGAGGGCATGAATTATGGCAGCCCCAATGAGAAGTACGGACTTCCGGTCCATCGTAGAACCTATCCTGAACGAATGCTTTGACGGCGTTTATGATCAACGTGCAGACGAGTGGTCACGCGTTTTCCGCGAAGAGCAGGGTATTCCCCGTAACTACCACGAAGAGCCAGTGTTGTACGGCTTCGGCGCAGCTCCCCAGTTGCCCGACGGTACACCTGTCACTTATCAACAAGGTGGTGTGTTATTCCTGAAGCGTTACGTTTACCAAGTGTATGGCTTGGCATTTGCCTTGACCAAAGTGCTGGTAGAAGACGGCGACCATATCCGTATCGGTCAAGT